GGCCGTGTGGCCATCGGTGGCCGTCTCGCCTGCCCTGGTGGCCGTGTGGCCATCGGTGGCCGTCTCGCCTGCCCTGGTGGCCGTGTGGCCATCGGTGGCCGTGTGGCCGTCGGTGGCCGTGTGGCCGTCGGTGCGAACAAAACGACAACCGGCTATGCATGACAGCAGCCATCGAGGGGGCGCTCCGGGTCCTTACGCGCGGGTGCGCGGGGGCGCGGGGAACGCCGAGCCGCGCTTCTCGAGGTCCGGCTCGCCAGCCATCCCGGAACAGTCATCCGGCCTCCCGGCGCACCCGGCTCGCAGCCGGACCGGCCCTCCGACAAGCTCGGAACGGCCCCGCCGGGGGCGGCCGCCGACGGTGAACAAATGTAGAATTGTTTCACGGAAAATGTGGTAATTCCAGGCGGCCAAAATAGGCCTGAAAAGGGTGGGCAGAAACTTTACTCTAACCAGGCATATAGATTTCCATAGAGGCACCAGAGTTAGTGGAAGTATGGATTTCATAACTACTATATTTATAAACGATACTAAGTTTCTGCCCACCAACAGTTTCTGCCCACCTTTCTGCCCACCCTTTTTGGCGGTTTTTCAATCTTTTATATCTTCCTGGCCAGAAACTAAATGGATTCCTGGCAGTTGTAGGAAAAAGATGTAATGGGTATATTCCCCTAACCTGGGGTAGGTAGAATACCCATAATCCACAACCGTAGGGTAGATAGCACCCAAATACATTTTTTTCATATGCCTCTATAGGGAGTTATGTATTTCTGGCCACTTCCGGCGATTTCAAAAACCCCTGAAACCACCCTGAAATCGACCCGATTGGCCCTCTCAAAAATGCCGTGAAACATTCCCGACCAGCGTGCTCAGGAATTATTTTTCAAGGCCCCTCTTGACAACGCATCCCGACCCCGGTAGGGTTCCTCCATCGCAATCTTGCGGCTCCTCCCTGCGGCGCTCTTGGTCCCAGATGCCGCACTGACCCAAGTATCGGATGCCGTAGGTTGTCCACCGCAGGGAGGAACCACAGGGTTGCGGTGGCATCTGGGAGGGACTGCGAGGGACAGCCGGAGACGACGTTCATGGTTGCGGCATCCGACACACTCACCGACAAGAAGCTCATCCTCCACACCGGGCGCGGGGTGTCCCCGGCCTTGAAGCGCCTTGAACTCACATGGGGGGAGTTCCACGAGAACCTGCGCCATCCCCTGCAATCCGAACTCCCCATCAAGACCTACCTCCAGGCCGACCGAGCGACCCGCACGAAGGATAAGGCCAAAGCGGGCTACTATGTCCTTGCGGACTTCCATATACCACGCCGGTCCAACAACAACGTTGCCACCCGGTGGGGTATCACGGTGGACATCGACGACCCGTCTCTCGCCCGAGACATCCTCGATGGCCCTCCCCTGCCGACGGCGCACATCCTGCACACCACCCGCAGCCATACCCCGGCTTCCCCTCGTGTCCGGCTCATCTTTCCATTCACACGCGGCGTGACGCCTTCGGAGTGGGATGTCGTCCTCCCCTTGGCCCTCCAGTCCATCTTCCCGGACGGCATCCCCGACGGCATCGATTGGAAGGCCACGGCGTCCCTCAGCCAGCCAATGTTCTGGCCGGTGGTGTCACCAGACCAGGAATACATCTGCCGCTTCCACAACCAGGCTCAACCTATCCAGCCGGACTACCTGCTGGAGGAGTTCGACCTCGTGTTCGGCGGGGACCTGACAGCCCTCCCGTCGCCCATAAACACCCCGGCCTCCCCGCGCTCCACGAAGGACCTCGAAGACCCGCGGGACAAGCCGTTCCCCATCGGGGCCTTCTGCCGCAAGTTCTCGATACACGACGCCATAACCACGTTCCTGCATGATGTTTACGAGCGCATCGACGACGACCGGTATCACTACATCCCCAGCTCGTCGGCCCCCGGTGTGCTCACCTACGACGACCTCTGGGCCTATAGCCACCATGCCTCCGACCCGGCCTCCGGACGCCTCTGGAACGCTTTCGACCTGGTCCGCGCTCATCGGTTTGGGCATCTGGACGAGGGCCTCGATTACGCCCGCACGCCGCCCCCCGACTGGCCATCGACGCGGCGCATGGAGCAGCTTCTGACCGACAAGCGCCGGGCGTCCTCGTCCAGCGCCCCACCGGGCTTCTCTGCGCGCCTGGTGGACGAGCTGCGCGAGGAGGAAGGCTTGTCCCGCACCGAGCGCCTGCTGGAGGCTCTGGATGAGGAGGAAGCCCCGAACAGCAAGGTCATCCCGCTGCTCGACCTCAGCAAGGCTGGCCTGCCGCGGAAGTCGGAATACAACATCCGGCTCATCCTTGAAAACGACCCCCGCTTTCAAGGCCTCCTCTACCGGGACTTGCGGATGCCTAACCCCAGGGTGGATGAAGAGCAGCTGTTCGAGCTGACTGGAGACCTCATCGTCAACCCGACCGTCGAACTCGTTGCTGATGAAATCACGAGGGTTCTTACCGCCCCCATCGAGAAGGGCGGCTACGATATGGTGGGGGTGTCCAAACAGAGGGTCCTGGGCCAGCTTCTTGCCATCTCGTCGAGGGTGTCCTCCGTCAGGAACACCCAGCTCGACTTCATGCGGGCTGTCCTTCCGGAGTGGGATGGCACGTCGCGCCTCGAAACTTGGCTCATCAAGACCACCCGCATCGCCGACACGCCATATCACAGATGGGTCTCCCGGCTCCTCCCTCTCGCCATCGTGGCGCGCACGCACGCGCCAGGCATCCCGCTTCCCTACATGCCGGTCTTGTGTGGCCCACAAGGCTGCGGCAAATCGGAGATGCTGGCCCGGTTGGCCCTTGATCAGGACTTCTTCCTGACGGCGACCCACCATGAATGGTCACCCGGCTGGGCCGTCGAGTATTGCTGGGACAAAGTGGTGGTGGAATCCGCCGAGCTGCAATCTTACCACAAGTCCGAGATGGAGGCTCTCAAGGCGTTCATATCGGCCACCCACGACCGGCATCGGATGCCCTATGCCCGCGAGGCCGTGGAAGTGCCGCGCGGGTTCGTTGTCATTGGCACAACGAACACCCCGACCATCTATCGTGACATCACTGGCGAGCGGCGTGTGCTGCTCATTCGAACCATGGCGCGCCGCTACGATTGGGGGTGGTTCAACGCCAACCTCCATCAAATCCTGGCCGAGGCGCTCCACCGGTGGGAGGAACACGCTTCCCGCAAGGGTTTCAACAAGCGGGACATGCCGCCGTTTTTCCAGATGCCCTCGGAGGTCCGCAGGGAGTTCGAGGTCATCGTCAGCGGGAACACCATTGACACGCCGGTGATGGTGCTCATGGATGCCATCAAGAGCCTCGTGACCGAGCCGACCATCAATCCGACAGACTTGTTTCCGTCGGATTTCGATGAGGGAGACGAAGCCCGACGGGTCGCCCTGGCCGTCGTGTCCTCGAACCTCTTGAAGCAGAAAATACTTCCCACCCTTGGCGTCCTTGCGAACGACGAACGGGTGACCAGGGCGACCACCCGAGAGGTTCTCGACCAGCTTGCAGCGCGCGGCGTGCTGACCAGGTTGGAGGACGTGGAAGGGTTCACCGGTCGGGTGCGGACGAGGTTAGGTCGCACCGTCAATGCCTACATTCCAACCACCCTCTACGAACGCATAGGTGGGGACCAAGAGGAAATCCACCGATACCTTCAGCAGGGATGGTGGGATCCTGAAGACCCATCTGAACTTCTTTGATTTGAGGATTGACAGATGGTCAGGAAGTCGTCTAGGGTGCTGCCGTTAAAACGGAAACAGGGAAGCCGGTTCATGGGTTACGACGCCAGCAAAGTTGTTTCTTCTCTCGACGGTCTTCTGGCCAACCTGCCATACGCGGACGCCCTTGTCCGCCTTTCCACCCGCAATCTCGAACTTGCCAAGGAGCTGCATCGCTCTCTCGCCGGGGCCGAGTGCTCCTGGATGGACTTTGTTGCCCGGCAGCGCGGCGAGGTGCCGCTGCGCCAGGCCATCGATGAATATCTGAACGTCGTCAATTCGTCAGCTTCGCTGGCGGAGATGCAGGCCGCGCGGAGAGCGTTTCTCAAGGCCTGCCGGGAAGCATTCGGGGAGCAACCACCGGCTTCCCGGATTGAGGTGAACTACGAGAAGTGAGGAGAAGACCATGTCCCTTGACGCCCTTATTTCGGGCCTCACGAAGGCTCTGGAGGCCCACACGGCGGCCCTGAACCAATTCTCGCGGGCCATCGAAATCCATGCTGAGGCTCTGAAGGGGAGCCACAAGGCCGATGAGATGATGGCCGAGGTGAAGGCCGAGAAGAAGGACGAGCCGGGGCCGGAGGAGAAGAAGGCCACCGCCAAGCCGAAGAAGGCGGCCAAGAAGGAACCCGAGCCGGAAGAGAAGAAGGCTACCGCCAAGCCGAAGAAGGCGGCCAAGAAGGATGAGACCTCCACCAAGCCGAAGAAAGCGGCCAAGAAGGAACCCGAGCCGGAAGAGACCCACATCGAGCCGGAGGAAAAGGTGGTCGAAATCCACCAGGACAACCCCAAGGTCCAGGCGGCCAAGGAACTGTCCAACATGCTTACCTCCGCCCGGGAGAAAGGGCCTGCCGTGTATCGTCAGTTCTTCCGCGCAGCCAAGTCCACGCTGGAGGAAGCCGGGGTGTCGCGTCTTCAGGAGGTGCCTGACGACAACATCGACGAAGTCATGGGCAAACTCCGGGAGGCCTACGACCTCTACGTCAAGGAGAACGAGGACGCGGAGATTGTGTGATGGCCCACGCCCGGCTTGCCCCGTCCGCCGCCCACCGTTGGATGCGTTGCCCTGGCAGCATCGCTGCCACGCAGGGGCTGCCTGACACGGCAGGTTTCGCTGCCGCCGAGGGCACCGTGTTTCACGAGGTCGCGGCGGAAGTCCTGACCTTCGGTCTCGACCCGAAGGACTTCATTGGGGCGGAATACCCGGCACGGTGGGTCGAGGATGGCCAGGTTCACGAGGGCACCATCACGTTCTCCGAGGAGATGGCTCGCCACATGAAAGCGGGTCTCGAATGGATTGAGGCCATGTCGTCTCCGGATACCATCCGCCTCATCGAGGAGCGGCTGGACCTCTCCACCCTGGTGGGCGAGCCGTGTTTCGGCACGGCGGACGTGGTCCTGGCTACGCCAGCCACGAACGAGCTGGTCGTCTTCGATTGGAAATATGGGGTGGGAGTGCCGGTTCACCCGGAAGAAAACGAGCAGCTCATCATGTATGCCCTCGGGGCCTGGCAGAAGGTGCGCAAGCACTTTTCCGTGAAGCCGGAGGACATTGAGGCCATCCTGGTCATCGAGCAGCCGCGCGCACCGGGCGGCGGTGGGGAATGGCGGCTTTCCGTCCGGGACCTCCTTCACAAGGTTCCGGAAATCCAGAAGGCGGCCAGGGCTACCCGCAAGGAGGACGCCCCTCGCATCCCCGGCCCGGTGCAGTGCAAGTTCTGCCCGGCGGCGGCCATGCGGACATGCGAAGAGCGTAATCGCTGGTTCGCCAAGCAGGTGGACCTGGCGTTCGATGAGGTCAACGCAGATGAGCCTACCCTGCGGTCAGGTGTCGCAGGCCTCTCGGACGAGCAGGTGGCCCGGCTTGTTCTCCACCGTGCCGAAATCAAGAAGTGGCTCGACGAGATACATGACATTGCCCTTCAGGCCGCGCTGAACGGGAAGAAGTTCCCGGGCCTGAAGGTCGTTCTTGGCCGCAGACCACCGTCCACCATCGACAAGGACTTCCTGCCGGAGGTGGAGCGGGAGGTCGAGGCCATCCTGGGCGACGAGGGCTTCCAGCGGAAGCTGTTGGCACTCTCGAAGCTCAGGCAGAAGCTGGGGCAGGAGGTATACGACCGTATCATCGCCCCACGTCTCAAGGTGGGCGAACCGAAGCCTGTCCTGGCGTCCGAGGCCAGCCCCAAGCCGGAGTATCGGCGGGACTGGTTCGATGAAACCGAAACTGAAGGAGAGCTGACATGAGTGAGAAGCCGGATAAGCCGTTGGGCCGGGTGGTCCTGAAGAACTGGAGGCTGTCGTTTCCGCACCTTTGGGAGCCGTATGCCGGACCTGGCACGGATGCCGACAACGCGGCCTACGGGGCGGTCTTCATGCTGCCCAAGGACGCTGAGAACTTCGAGGAGGAAGACCGCAAGGTCAAGGAGGCCATGAAGGGGGTCATCCGCGACAAGTGGCCGAACAACCCCCCCAAGATTCCGATGTCCAAGCGGTGCTATCGCGACGGCGACGAGGAGACCCGCCCGGAATACGAGGGCCACATGATACTGTCGGCCCGTCGGGCGAAGAAGCTCGGCCCGCCGGAGGTCGTGGACAACCGCAAGGCCAACGGACAGTGGGTGCGCTTGACCGAGGAGGACGGGCGTCCCTATGCCGGGTGCTGGGTGAATGCCGTCGTGACCATCTGGGCGATGGACCACCCCCGGTATGGCAAGCGCATTGCCGCCGTGCTGGAGGCCGTGCAGTTCCGCGCCGATGGTGAACCGTTCGCCACGTCCCGCGTCAAGCCGGAGGAATACTTCGACGACGAGGACCTCGGTGCGGAAGAGTTCGACGACGACGAGGAAGACATCTTCTGACGGGAGGGGCTTCGGCCCCTCCTGATACATTGGAGGCCTGCCGTGGACATCAAGCGTCCGACACTCTGGTTGGACTATGAGACCTATTGCCCTCTGGACCTGCGTAAGGTGGGCCTTGACGCCTACAGTGCGCACCCGGAGTGCGAGGTTCTCCTTGCCGCATGGGCTGTCGATGATGGTCCTATTTACCAGTGGGACGCCACGAAGGACTCGGAGCCACCGGCAGACCTTGTTGAGCTTCTGCGGGACAACGATGTCCTTGTGGAGGCCTGGAACGCCCCGTTCGAGCGTTACATCACGGAGCGCGTCCTGCGGATAGGCGTGACCACCGAGCGTTGGCGGGACACGATGGTCCGGGCCTATCATGCAGGTCTTCCCGGCAAGCTGGAGACGGCGGGCAAGGCTCTGGGCATTCCGAAGCAGAAACTGGAGACGGGAACTCGGCTCGTGCGCAAGTTTTGCGCGCCGCGCCGTCCGACGAAGAAGAACCCGGCTACCAGAAACCTGCCGGAGGACCACCCGGAAGATTGGGAAGAGTTCTGCGAATACAATCGGCGCGACGTGGAAGCCCAGCGTCTCGTGGCGAGCTACCTCCCACCTGTTCCGGATTTCATTTGGGAAGAGTGGTTTCTGGACCAGAAAATTAACGACCGGGGCATCCCTATCAATCTGCGTATGGCGCGCAACGCCGCCGACCTTTATGACGTCGAGAAAGAGCGCCTCATGGACATCGTTCGTGAGCGCACCGGGTTGGCGAAACCGAACCACGCGCCGTCAATGCTCGCCTGGGCGCAGGCGCGAGGCTACCCCGGTCGGGATATGCGGGCGGCTACTATCGCCGCGGCGCTGGAGCAAGCTGAAGACATGGACCCATTCCTGAGGGAGACCCTGCAAATCTACCAGAAAGCCTCCCTGACCAGCCCCAAGAAGTATCGGGCTATCGAACGGTCCATAGGCCCGGGAAACAGGCTGCGCGGGGCGTTCCAGTTCTATGGGGCCATGCGCACCGGCAGGTGGGCCGGTCGGACTTTTCAGCCGCAAAACCTTCCGCGCCCGCCGAAATGGCTCATGGAGCATTACGACGAGACGGCGGACCTCTTGGAGGTCGTGGATGAGCCTGCCGTCCTGGAACTCATGACCGGCGGCGAACCAATCGAGGTCCTGAAGGGCATGATACGGGCCGTTGCGCAGGCCCCGGAGGGTTATGTCCTAGTGGACGCCGACTATTCGGCCATTGAGAACCGCGTGGTCGGCTGGTTGGCCGGGGAGAGCAAAATCCTGCGCGTGTTTGCCGAGGGAAAGGACCCATATATCGACTTCGCTACCCGCCTGTTCAACACGCCCTACGAGGTCATCAAGGCCGAGTGCGACGCGGGGGATAAGAGCAAGCGAACGCTGGCCAAGCCTGCCGTCCTCGGGGCGGCATATCGTCTTGGCCCAGGGCGCGTCGAGAGAGACCCGGCGACTGGTATGGAGATGGCTAAGGGCCTACTTGGATACGCTTGGTCGATGGGCGTAAAACTCACGGAGAGACAGTCCGCCGAGATGGTGGAAGTGTTCCGGTCCACCTATCGCAAGGTCACGACCTTGTGGTATGACCTTGACGACGCCCTGGAGATGTGCGTGCGCGACGGACGGCGGGTGCGCGTTGGCAAGCTGCTCTTCGAGTTGGGCCGGAGGTGGATGCGCATCCGGCTGCCGTCAGGGCGGCACCTCTATTACTACAAGCCGCGCTGGGAAGAGGTCACGACGCCGTGGGGGGACCGCAAGATGCAGGTCACCTATATGGCTCAGCAGGACGGGAAGTGGATGCGTGTTTCAACTCATGGTGGAAAAATCGTGGAGAACTGCGTCCAGGCGATTGCCCGCGACCTGCTGGCCTACGGCCTCCGCAAGGCCGATGAGGCGGGTCTTGATATTCGTTTGCACATCCATGACCAGATTGTTTGTGTCGCGCCGGAAGAGAAGGCCGAGGAGGCGCTGGAGACACTGGTTGGTATCATGTCGCAGAAGCCGGACTGGGCGAAAGGGCTTCCCTTGTCCGGCGATGGGTTCATCTGCAAGAAGTTGAGGAAGGATTGATGCTGAGGGGAACAATCTTGTGGCTTGTTGCCGTTGCCATCCTGGGCCTCGGGTTCGGGTGGTTCGTCACCTTCTGGGCCGCGGGCACGTCGGCCAGGGTGCCGGATGACCCCGGCCTCCCAACGTCAGGCACTCTCGTCCTGCCCAAGGGATACCATCTACAACCGTGTGCGAGGCTTCGTAATGCAGGAAGTCCAGATTGAGGGGGAGGTCGTGGCCTGGGCGCAGCGCCACGGGTGGTTCACGCGGAAGTTACAGTGGGTAGGTCGGGTTGGCGCGCCGGACCGCCTGTTCATCAAGGGCGGTCGGGTGGTGTTCATCGAGTTCAAGACGGCCACCGGGAGGCTGTCGGCATGGCAGCGCCGGGAAATCGAGGCCATGCGCGCGGCAGGGGCGGAGGTCCATGTCGTGCGGGCTGTCGAGCAAGGGAAGGAGGTTCTGGGATGCGATTGAATTGGAGGGGAGACAAACCGGTCATTCAGACGGTCCACGGGGATGTCTTTCTCGTCGGCCCCTATCTCGCGGGTGAACAGGTCGTCGAGTTTTTCCGGAAGTTCGAGGAGACGGCTTCCGTGGACTTGAAGAACGGCACGATTGAGATTGTTGATGAGGAGGCTCTTCATGCAGTCCGGGAGCTGGAGGAGCTTCAACGGGAGTGTGAAGCCAAGGCCGAGGATTTCGAGATTGCCGCAGGTGTGGCCAAGGACCATCTTCGGAATGCACGGGACGCCGTAAAGCAAGCCTTGAAGGTCCTGTGGACGGACCCGCTTGAGGCCCAACGTCGTCTAGACCATCTGTTGGGGGAGCTGGGGGCAGTGGAGCAGGCTTTGGATGACGTGGACACCTGAAGAAGAAGAGCAGCTTCGGGAGCTGTGGTTGGCCGGGCACTCGGCTTCCAGGATTGCCAAGCTCATGGGGAAGCCATCCCGGAACTCCGTTCTCGGAAAGCTCCATCGCATGGGGCTTACCGGTGAAAGGGAGCGGCGGAAGAAGACCCCCGGTCTTCCAGAAACACCGGCACACGGTGATTGCGATGGTGACGATTGCCCCCCGGTAGGGCATCATGAGGAGAAAGTGACGGTGGTTGCCAGCACGGAACTCATGCTGGACTACTCCCGCCCGCTCCTGGAAGCCCCGACAGTTGTCGAGGCCTTGATGCTGCTGCCCCTGTCTGGCTGCCGGTGGGTGTATCGTGAGGATACGGATGGCCGCAATGGTTACTGCGGGAGACCCAAGGAGCCGGGAATCCCGTATTGCCAATACCATGCCAAGGTGGCGTATCCGGATTGGGAGAAAGGAAGCAATGACGCCTGAAGAGCGTGCCCTCATCTATGGCCCCGGAAAGCTCGGCGAGCTGGATTTCCGGCCTTACCAGCACTGGATGGCCCGCAAGGCCGCCGAACTCCCCGCTGTCTATCTCGGGGCGGAGCCTGGCCTTGGAAAGACGGCTGCGGCTCTGTGGGCGGCGCGCCAGTGGGTGGACAAACACGGCATCAAGAAGATTCTGGTCATCGCGCCGAAGCAGGTCGCCTTGCATACATGGCCGGAAGAAATCGAGAAGTGGGTGTTTGCCGAGGGGTTCACCTACTCTCTTGTCCTCGGAACACGCGCCGAGCGGGAGGCGGCGCTGCGCAAGAAGGCGGACATCTACATCGTCAACCGGGAGAACTTTTCCTGGCTTTACGACCATGTTGGCGAGGGGAACTTTGACTTCGATGCCCTCATTTACGACGAGGCTTCCCGTCTCAAGGCGGGCAACATGAAGACCCGCCCGAACAAGCGCAAGGATGGTTCTGTCGGTCCTGCACGCCGTTCGGCCTTTCACCGGTTGGCCACCATTCGACCCCGTTTCCGGCGGGTCCTTCTGCTGTCCGGCACTCCAACCCCGAACGGCCTCATCGACTTGTGGGGTCCGATGTTCATTCTGGACCGCGGACAGCGTCTCGGACGCACCAAGCAGGCCTTCCTGTATCGGTGGTTCACGCGCCCACCGGCGTTCGCCAAGTGGACGCCCCGCCGCGGGGCCTTCGATGACATCATGTCCCGCATCTCGGATGTTTTCTTCACGCTCAAGGCCGAGGACTATCTTGACCTGCCGCCGTTAGTGGAGGTGGACCATTGGGTTACCCTCCCTCCAGCAGCGCGGAAGACCTACGAGAAGCTGCGCCGGGACGCCATCCTGGCGGAGAAGAACATCGAGGCACCCAATCCTGCCGTGCTGGCGGGCAAGTTGCTCCAATATGCCAACGGTTCCGCCTATGATGCAGAGGGCAACCCTATATTCTTTCACGACGAGAAGCTGAAGGTGTTGGAGAGCATCGTGGAGGAGGCCAGCTCGCCGGTGCTGGTGTTCTACAGCTACCAGTTTGACAAGGACGCCATCCTGAAGCGCTTCCCACAATGTGAGGTTTTCGGAAAGGACCAGACGCTCAAGAAACGCTGGGACCAGGGGCAGGTGCCTATGATGTTGCTCCATCCGGCGAGCGCGGGCCACGGCCTCAATCTTCAGCACGGCGGCCATACGATGGTATGGTATGGCCTCCCGTGGAGCCTTGAGCTGTATCAGCAGGCCCTTGCCCGCCTTTACCGGCAGGGTCAAACCCGGAAGGTCATCATGCATCGTATTCTGGCGAAGGACACCTATGACGCCCGGGTGGCCCGCGTGTTGACCATCAAGGGTGGGATGCAGGACAAGGTTATGGAGACCTTGCGGGCGGAAGTCCCGGGCCTCGATTTCTCTGAGGCGGAGGAAGAGGAGGACCTTGAATGCGTATAACCACGGGGAACGGGGACCAGGGCCTCACTTTCGCTGGGGGAACCTACGTGGAGAAGTCATCCGGGGCCGTCCATGCCCTCGGTTGGCTGGATGAAGCATTGGCGCGCCTGTATCATGCCCGACTGGTGGCCCCTGAGGAAGAGAACCATTTTCAGGTCATCGAGAGCGCGGTGAAGGCCGTGATGCAGCACATCGGCATTGCGGCCCCGGTGGCAGAAAGCGCTGCCGGGTTCTGGCTGGACGAGATGCAGGCAACCATTGCCAAGGCCGATGCCATTCCTGGCGACTGGTTGCGCCCAGTGACGGAATATGGGGCGAGGTTGGACCTCCTTCGGTGTGCCATCCGGCACGCCGAGAGATACAGCCAGCCAGCGGTCACGCAGTCCGACATCCGGGTTCTCCTGAACCGTTTGTCGGATTACGTGTTCGCGCTCACGGTGCTGCACGAGGTGGGCGATGGCGAAGAAACCTGACCCACTCATAGACTTCCGGCTCAAGCCTGCGCGCGAGCGGGCCAAGGGCGCGCACCTCGCGGACCTTCAGGTGGGTGTCATGCCCGCCCCACGGGCTGTTCTGGAGCACGGCGTTACCATCGAATGGTTGGCCGACGTGTTTGGGTTTCCGGTTCAGGAGGTCCGCAAGGCGGTTCGTGGTCTTACGCCTGTCAAGCGCACGGACCACGCCCGGTTCTATGACCTTGCCGAGGCATCTTTCCGGTTGCTCAAGTTGCGCTTGAATTACCAGGAGCTGTTCCGTCAATTGAAGCCTGCGGACCTGCCTCCTACCTTGCAGGCGCATTTCTGGACGGCCATGAAGCGCCGTTTCGAGGTGGAAACGGAGGCGCGCCGCCTTTGGCAGGCTGAGGACATCGTTGCCATGCTGGTAGAGGTGTTCTCTCGCATCCGTGCGACGGTTCTTCTCTGGCCGGACGCCGTGGAGCGGGAGACAGGGCTTTCTCCCGAGCAGCGGGAGGAGCTGAACCGGCATGTCGATGCCCTGCTGACGGACCTGGTCATGCAGATGGAGAACATCGAGACTGAAAGGTATCCATTCACGTCGCAACTGCCGAGCCTCATGAGCGAGGTCGAGCAGGAGACCGAACGTCGGCTTCGTAAAGAGGTCGCGGTCGATGATGACGAAGAGGCTGGCGAGCCGGAGGAACTGCTTTGAAGACGGACTTCAAGGACACCCGAGAGCTTGTGGCCTATTGCGCTGAAGCCCTTCGTCCGCCGTTGCGCATGACGGTGACGGAGGCGGCGGAGAAGTTCCGCCGCGTGCATATCCCGGGCAGCTACATCGGCCCCTGGCGGTCTTCCATCACGCCATACATGAAGGAGTTTCTGGACCTCCTGCCGTCGCCAAGATACACGGGCGCGATTTTCGTCGGCCCGGCGCAGTGCGGCAAGCCCCTGGCGCTGGATACGCCGGTGCGCATGTCAACCGGCGATTGGAAGCCCCTGGGGGCTATTCGGGAAGGGGACGAGGTGTGGACGCCATCGGGCCGAACGGCGCGGGTTCTCGGACGCTCGCCTGTGTTCACTGGCCAACCTTGCTACCGGGTCGTCCTGGAGGATGGTTCATCCGTGGTGGCCGACTTCCGGCACCAATGGGGTGTCCATGTCGGCGGCCCCGGGGTGAATTATCAGGTCGTGACCACCGAGGACCTCCGCCGGGCGGCTACTTCTGGCCAGCTTGGGCGTTTTTACGTTCCGGCGACCTTGTGGCACCCGGCGCGCCGGTTCGCGGCCATCGAGCCGGTCCCATCTGTGCCCACACAGTGCATCATGGTGGATGACCGGCGGCACCTGTTCCTCGTGGGGGCAGGCCTCATTCCAACCCACAACACGGATGGCATCCTGAACCTTCTTACCTACACGGCCATCTGTGACCCCAAGGACATGATGTTGGTGGAGAAGACGCAGGAGCAGGCCCGCGACTTCCATGTCCGCCGCCTCAAGCGTCTGCTGGAATCCACGCCGGAGCTTCGCACCCGATTGGCTCCTGGCCACCGGTCCGAGGTCATGAGTAAAATCCAGTTCCGGTCGGGGATGCTGCTGACCATCACATGGCCAACGAAGAACAATCTGTCGGGCAAACCGGTGCCGCTTGTCTGGCTGTCGGACTACGACCGTATGCCGCTCGACGTGGATGGTGAGGGTAGCCCGTTCGACCTGGCCCGCAAGCGCACGACGACTTTTGGCCGGGCCGCCATGACGGTCGCCGAAAGCTCTCCGTCATTCGCTATCGAGGACCCCCATGCGCAGCCGGAAACGGCACATGCCGCCCCACGGTGCAAGGGCGTTCTGTCGCTCTACAATCTTGGCGACCGCCGTCGCTGGTATTGGATGTGCGTGAAGTGCCATAATGCTTTCGAGCCGGATTGGACGACCGTCCGGTGGGATGATCACGACGACATCACGCGCGCCGCGGCGACGGCCCGCGTGGAGTGCCCACACTGCGGCCAGCGTTATTATCAGGATGAGCGGGACGGCGTGCCAGGGCGCAACGAGATGAACCGGAAGCACGCCCGGTGGGTGCCTGACGGCCAGAAATGGATTCACGGGAAGGGTCTTGTCGGCGACCCGCCCGTCTCGGAAATCGCGTCGTTCTGGCTCAAAGGCCCGGCGGCGGCTTTCATGACGTTGAGCCAGATCGTCGAAGAGTATCTGCGGGCGGAGCGCGCCTGGCAGGAGACCGGTGATGAGCAGAAGCTCAAGGCGGTCACCAATACCACGCTGGCCTTGCCTTATCGTCCGAAATCGGAACTCGGGTCCACGCGGACGCCAGAGGAACTACAAGCCCGGGCGTCCAGTGATTGGGGCGTCAAGGTGGTTCCGAAGGGCGTGCGGTTCCTGGTGGCTGCCGTGGACGTGCAGAAGAACGAGTTCGTCGTGCAGGTGCATGGCATCGGCAGCGCCGAACGTGGCATGGAGGACTGGTGGGTCATCGACCGGTTCAGCATTCGCAAGTCCCGTCGCAAGGACCCGGACGGCGAGCACTACTGGGTCAAGCCGCACGCCTTTCACGAAGATTGGCGGCAGCTTACGGACGAGGTCATCCTGAAATCCTATCCGCTGGACGATGGGTCCGGGAGGCATATGGCCATCAAGCTCGTCGTTTGTGACAGCCTTGGCCTTCGAGGCGTTACGGCGAACGCCTACCGGTTCTACCGGTGGCTTCGGTTCGGGGACGCCGAGGAGGACGTGTTCGTGGATGAGAATGGCCAACCTATCTACCATTGGGAGCCAGGCCTCGTTGGGCGGTTCCACCTTGTCCGCGGTCTCACGGTTTCCGGGCCAGGGACGCGCACGAGGACCCGACAGGCCCTGGACCGCCCCCGGGTCCGCATTACCTATCCGGACGCCCAGAAGAAGGACAAGTTTTCCCAGGCGCGAGGTGATGTCCCGGTAGCCCTGTTGAACTCCGACCTCCTCAAGGACGACATAGACCAACGGTTGGCTCGCACGGACATCGGTGGGCGTGTGAATTTCCCGTCCTGGTTGCCTCGCTGGTTCTATGAGGAGCTGACCGCCGAGTATCGGCTTGATACCGGCGTGTGGGTGAAACCGTCGAAATATCGGAACGAGGCGTGGGACCTCATGGCCTACACGCAAGCGGCTCTCCTCATGCCGCAAATCAATCTCCCAAACATAGATTGGTCTTCACCGCCATCGTGGGCGGTAGAATGGGATGAAAACTCGCTCGTCTTCACGCCGGAGGAAGGCCAGGAGGGTTTCCGGCGGCGTATGGAAGACGAGCAGGAGGAGAAAACACTTGCAGACCTCGGGGCGGCGCTCGCATGATGGCCCCGAATCGCAGTATGGAGAGAAACCATGACGACGCTTGTTGAACTCAAGGCGCGCCTTCAGGAGGCGGAAACGGCCTACCACCAGTTGGTGACCGGGCAGATGGCTTCGGTCGTGGTGGACCAGAATGGTGAGCGGGTGGAATACGTTCGTGCCAACGCCTCCCGGCTCAAGGCCTATATCGAAGAGCTGCGCAACCAGATTGCTGCACTGGAAGGCAAGCCTATCGGGGGGCCACTGAACGTGTGGATGTGAGATGCCGGACATCATTGTGGAAGGGGACGACGTGGAGGTGAAAGCCATCGTTGGCGGTGGGTATGCTGCTGCCGACCGCATTTCCCAGGCTCTCGCCACGTGGACGCCTCCCCTCAAGGAAATCGACCAGGAAGCCATCCCGCACTGGCCTATCATCGAGGCCCGCGCGCAGGACATGGCGCGCAACGACGGCTATGTTCAGAATGCCATCACGCTGCACCAGAACAGCGTGGTTGGCGCGTGGTTCCGCCTCAACGCCACGCCGGATGTGAAGGCTTTGGGCATCGACGACCCGGTGTGGGAAGAGGAGTTCCAGGAAGAGGTGGAGGCCAAGTTCTCCCTGTGGGCGGAAAGTCCTGAGAACTGGCCGGATGCGGCGCGCCGGATGACTTTCACGGGTCTCATCCGGCTGGCTGTCGGCGTGTATCTGGTGTCCGGCGAGTTTCTCGGTGTCTTCGAGTGGATGCGGGACGCCGACCGTCCGCTGCATACGGCCTTCCAGCCCATCGAGCTTCTCCGTCTGCGCACGCCACCGGAGTTCGCACATGATGACGCCGTGCGCGCAGGCATCCGTGTGACCAAGGCAGGCGTTCCGAAGTTCTACTACATCTATGACCGGGCGCGGGACAGCTATGGCGCAGCGGACACCTACCGGGCGCTCGCCGCGCGGCTGCCCAACGGTAGGCCGCGCGTGTTTCATATCGTCAAGCATCGCCGCCCCGGTCAGACGCGCGGCGTTTCCGACCTTGCGGCGGGCCTGAAGGAAATGAAAATCGCTCGCCAGTTCCGCGAGGTGACGCTCCAGAACGCCGTGGTGAATGCTTCCTTCGCGGCGGCCATTGAATCCGAACTTCCCGCCGAGCAGGTGTTCATGGCGCTTGGTGCCGGGAATACGGACCCGGCGGCGGCCGTGAAGAAGTATGCACAGGCGTTCCTCAGCTCGGTGCAGGAGTATGTCGGGAACGCCAGGCATATGCAGGTCGATGGTGTGAAAATCCCGCACCTGTATCCGGGCACGAAGCTGCATTTGCACCAGCTTGGCACCCCGGGTGGCGTCGGGCAGGACTTCGAGAAATCCTTGTTGCGTCATCTGGCTGCGACACTGGGTGTGTCCTACGAGGACCTGACGCGGGATTTTTCCGAGACGAACTATTCCTCGGCGCGCGCCGCGGCACTTACCGTGTGGCGGGAAATGCAGGCTCGCAAGCGGGAGGTGGCCGACAAGCTGGCCACGATGATCTACCGTTGCTGGTTCGAGGAGGTGGCCAATCTTCACCCGTCCAAGGGGGGCCTGGAGTGCATGAGGGGCCGCAAGCTGCCCAACATGTATGACGGTCTGAATATGGAGGCCTACACGAAGGCCGAATGGATTGGCGCGGCGCGTGGCCAGGTGGATGAGCTGAAGGAAACGCAGGCTGCGGTTCTCCGCGTCAAGTATGGCCTCAGCACGCGCCGCAAGGAAGCTGCCCGTCTTGGTCAGGATTGGCGCGATGTGGCCGTCCAGCAGGCTCGGGAGAAGAAGCTCTTCGAGAAGCTGGGTCTGGAGGAGCCGAAAGACGACAAGATGATGAACGCGGCCTCCGGGTCGCCTCGGGAAATTAAGGACGAAGATGGACGCTCGCCCACGAACGAACGGAAAGGAGATGCCCCAGATGCCGAAGTCGATTGAGCAGATGCTGGCCGACCTGTCGTTTCAGCCGTTGGCGATGGCCCCGACGGCGGTCGATGGCCTCCCGGCCATCATGGAAGACCTGGCCGACATGGAGGAGCTGGCCGTCGGCCCGATGGTGTCGGACGAGGACTACTGGAGTCACCCGTTGGCCGGAGATTTTCGCCCCTACCGCGTGACCTCCGGTCGTCTTGTCATCCCTGTTCAGGGGATGCTCATGAACCGCGAGGTGGGTGGCGCGACGGAGAAGGCCACGGATTATGACTACCTTTTGCGCACGGCCCGGCGGGCTGCTGTGGATGATGCCGTCAAGGAGGTCGTGCTCTACATCAACAGCCCGGGCGGCATGGTGCGCGGCCTGGCGGAGACCACGCAGGCCCTGAAGGAGCTGGCGGCGGTGAAGCCGGTTCATGTCGTGGCGGAGGACGCCATGAGTGCCGCCTACTGGTTGGCCTCGGTTGGCAAGACCATCACGATGACACCCAGCGGGCACGCTGGTTCCATTGGCGTCATTGCCGTCCATTTCTCCTTCCAGAGGGCGCTGGAGAACATCGGTGTCAAGCCGACGCTTCTTTATGCCGGGAAGCAGAAAGCCGATGGTTCCGCGCTTCGGGACTTGTCCGACGAGGAGCGGGCGCGTCTCCAGGCGGGCATCGAGAGACACTACGCCGACTTCATCAACGCGGTGTCGGCGAATCGGGATATTCCGGAGGAAGTCATCCGGTCGTGGGAGTCCGCGCATTTTTCGGCGGAAGAGGCGCAGATGCTCGGCCTCGTTGACCGGGTCGAATCGGTGTATCGTGCATTCACAACGCAAGGAGGGATGACCATGCCTACCGAAAACGAAATCGTGGCCAAGGCTTGCGCCGAGGAGCGGAACCGTATCCGGGCCATCGTGGAGAGCGAGGAAGCCAAGGCAGGCCGCATGGAGGCGGCGCTGGCGCTGGCCCTTTCCTCGGACATGGGTGTCGACGCCGCCCGTCAGGTGCTGGCGAAGCTCCCGGCGTCCGAAGAGACGAAGGAAGAGCAGAAGGCGGTGCGTAGCCAGTTCGAGGAATACATGGAGCAGATGCACGGCGAGCCTGTTCCTGTAGATGCAGACGAGGAAGCTGGCGAGCAGGCTTCCGCGACCGGCGCGGAGTTCCTGAAGGCTGCGTTCCGTCAGGCCACCGGCAGGGCCGCCTGACGAGAGACAAGGAGAGAAACACGAGCAAGGAGAAGCAAGATGCCCATCAATTTTGGTATCGCGAGGGCCGAACACGGAGATGTGCAGACCTCCGATTGGACCCACATCGCGGGGGATACGCCGCCGGTGGCCACGGTTTCCGTGAAGGCGGCGGGGCCGCTCAGCATTCCGGCGCTGTCCGTGGTCCAGTATGACGGCACGACCATCGCGCTGGCGACCAACACCGACACACCGTATGGCATTACGACCGCTCCGGTCGAGCTGGCGGCGGGCGAGAGCACCACGCTGGCCGTCTATATCCAGGGCCACTTCTTCATGGATGCCCTGAACTTCGATGCGTCGTTCGTCACGGACGATGACAAGCTGGCTGCGTTCAACGGCGCGCCGACGCCGACGGTCATCGTGCTGTCGAAGAAGCCGCCGCAGGCGACCATCTGACGGCCATAACGGACAAGACGAGGCAAACTGAGAGGGATACGAACGATGCCCATCAACCTGTCCATCTACGACACGGGAGAACTCAACCGTGTTCTCTATGACGAGAAGACCCTGGGCACGCCGGAAACGTTTTGGCTGACCGAGTTCTTCCGCAATGAAATCACCTTCGACGACGACTATGTGGACTTCGACCGCGTGGGTAGCACGCGCCGCATGGCCCCGCTGGTGGTGCCCACCGCGCAGGGCCGTCCGGTCGTGAGCCGCGCCGAGAAGGTCACCCGGCTGCGTCCGGCCTACCTGAAGCCCAAGGATGCCGTGGACCCGAACCGCCTCATCCGCAAGACGGTCGGTATCGGCGAGCTGGGCGGTGACCCCAGTCAGGCCATGTCTCCGACCCAGCGTATGGCGGCAGTCGCAGCGGCCATCCTCCAGGAACATCGCCACTCCATCATCCGTCGCTGGGAGTGGATGGCGGCGCAGGCGACCATCTACGGCCAGGTCACGCTGGAAGGGCCGGATTACCCGAAAACGGTCGTGGACTTCCAGCGCGACCCGTCTCTGACGGTCACCCTGACCGGCTCCGATACCTGGAACTCCGGCACGGCCAACATTCTGGCGTCCATCACGCAGCTTCGCAAGATCATGCGGAACGTGCCGTTCGGCGGCAAGGCCAACGTCATGATTATCGGCACCGACGCGGCCAACGTCATGCTGGACGACCAGCGGGTGCAGGAGCAGCTCGACCGCACGCTGCGCATCGAGCAAGAGCCGTCCCTGAAGACCGGCGTGCGTAACGCCGATGACTACGAATACATCGGCAATATCGCCACCGGCCTGCCGGTCTATGTGTGCTCGGCGACCTACGAGGACGACGATGGCACCACGAAGGACTTCCTGGACCCGAAGGACGTCGTGCTGGTGGGTGACATCCAGGGCCACCGTTTGTTCGGTGCCATCCGGGACGTGGACATGCTGCGCCCGGTGCCGATGTGGACGAAGTCCTGGAAGCAGGAAGACCCGTCCGAGCGGTTCATCATGACCCAGAGTGCGCCGCTCATGGCACCCATCAACCCGAACCGCAGCCTGCGCGCCCGCGTGCTGTCGTGATCCGGATGAGAGGCGGACCACCCGGTGGGTGGTCCGCCCGTATCCATCGAGAACAAGGAGAAGCCTATGCCGAAGGTGAAAGCCATTCACACCTGCATCGTTGATGGGCAGGTGCATCCCGCCGGGGCGGAATTCGAGGTTTCCGCAGAAGCGCTGAAGGCCCTGTTGGAAGCCGGGGCCGCCGAGGTCGTGGAGCCGGAGAAGAAGGCCACTGCCAAGCCGAAGAAGGCGGCCAAGAAAGCGGCCAAGAAGGAACCCGAGCCGGAGGCTGGCGAGGACGCTGACATCCTGTGATGGCGACCTGGAGGGAGATACGGGACAAGGCGCGCCGCAAGGTGCACGACACCATGCGGGTGAAGGCCATCTATGTCCCGCCCTCCGGTCCCAATCAGGAGGTCTTCATCCGGGTCCACTACAAGATGGAGCCGCTGGCCGACATGAAGGGAACCTCCTATGATTACGCGGAACGGTGGGAGACCGTGCCGCGTATCATCGTTCTCAAGGAGGACCTCGTTCCGGAGCGCGGTGGCATCTTCTCGGTTACCGCCGGGGAAGCCTACCAGGTGGACCACGTTCAGCCTGACGACGGTATCACCGTAACGGCAGAGGTCAGCAGAATGGAGGCGGCGGACACGGTTGGTCTGCCGGTGCCGTGATGTATTCCGTGCGCGTTGAAGGAATCCCTGAAATCGCGGGCCTCGATGACAAGCGGGTGCGCAAGGTTGCCGCCCATGCAGTTAACTATGCGGCTCGTCGGGCGCGCACGGAGACCGCCCGCCGTATCCGGGAGCAAATCAACCTCCCGGCTTCCTGGCTCGCACCGTCCGCAGGTCGTCTACGGTTGGCCCAACGGGCCACGACGGCACGCCTTGCCGCGTTCATCCGGGCGCGCCGTCGTCCGGTGTCGTTGGCCCGGTTTGTGGTGAGCGAGCGCAAGGGCCGAGGGGGAGGCGTATGGCTCCGGGTCAAACCTGGCCGCCTGACTTTCATTCCGCAGGCCTTCCGTATCCGCTTGCGCGCTGGTCTGGAATTGACCGACGAGAATCACAACGTCGGACTGGCTATCCGGCTCAAGCCTGGCGAGCGTATTCGTAACAAGGCTGTGCAGAATACCGTGCGGATGCGCAACGGTTTGACCTTGCTGTATGGTCCATCCATCGATCAGGCGTTTATCAGCCGCACGGGCGCGGGCATCGCACAGGACATCGAGCCGCAAATCGTGGATTGGATGGAAGGCGAGTTTCATCGCCTCTGGAGGGCCAGGAGGGCGCTCGGATGAGCGAGAGGCTGGATACCATAAAGGCCATTCAGGCAACGTTGGAAACCATCACGCCTACCAACGGCTACCTGCACGACCTCTCTGGAAGGGTATTCCGGGGCCGGATGTATTTCGGCCAGACCGACCCGCTGCCAATGGTATCCATCCTTGAGGCCCCGGTGCCTCCAGAACAGGCCTACGGCCTATTTGACAATCAAGGGAATGCCGGAACATGGGAGCTGCTGGTGCAAGGCTGGGTGGTCGATGACAAGGATCACCCGACGGACCCGGCTTACCTGCTGGCGGAGGATGTCCGGCGTTGCCTGCGGGAGGCCGCGCGCAAGGATGGTGGAATGGACCCTTTTGGGCGGGGGAATCATGTTAGAACGGTTCGCGTAGGGCCGCCTATCGTGCGACCGCCCGACGAGATGAGCAACAAGGCCTACTTCTGGATGCATCTCTATCTGGAGGTGGTCGAAATCTGAGGAGAAAGAGAGATGGCACAGCCGAACTACACTCTCGGTCGTGGCAAGCTGTATCTGAAGCCGGACGGGGCGTCCGCCTTCCGGTATCTCGGCAACAGCCCGGCCTTCAACATCACGTTCGAGACGGAGACCCTGGAGCACTACAACTCCGACGAGGGCATCCGCGTCGAGGATGACAGCGTGCTGCTCCAGATTACCCGCACGGCCAGCATCGAGCTGGATGACATCCAGATGGAGAACCTGGCGATGGCGTTTCTGGGCACCGCCCAGACGGTCACCCAGACGGCAGCCACCGGCCTGACCGAGACCATCGCCTCGGCGAAGCCCGGTGATACCTACGCCATTGGCGTCACCAGCTCCAATCCGGCGGGCGTGCGCGACATCGATCCGGCGACATTCGCGGCCACCATTAACTCCGGCGCGACGACCCTCCAGGAGGGCGTTGACTACAACCTGGATGCGCGTTCCGGTCTCATTCATTTCCTGGAGAGCACCAACATCACGTCCGCGGGCGTGCAGGTGGACATCACCTATGACCTGCTGGGTGTGTCCCGCCCGCAGACGATTTCCGGCTCGCAGGCCGTGGAGGGCGAGCTGCGCTACGTGGCCCACAACCCGAAGGGCAAGCAGATTGACTATCTCATGCCCAAGGTGCAGTTCCAGCCGGATGGCGACATCGAGCTGAAGGGCGAGGAGTGGATGAAGCTGCCCTTCACCGTGAAAATCATCAAGCTCCCGAACCGGGCGGCCATCTACGCCGACGGAGAACCTCTTCCCTAAGACCTGACTCCCTTGGCTCACGACTTGCGGCAGGGACTTCGGCCCCTGCCGCCCTTTTCGCAGCAGCAACGAACATCAAGGAGTTTCCGACATGGCTCTCAGGGATTTCCACCTCCCCACGAAGACCATCGAACTGCCGGGCGGCGCGAAGGTCACGGTGCGCGGCCTGACGTTTCACGACCTTACCAAGGCGTTGGCGCGATACCGTGACGACCTGAAAGAGATTTACGACACGGTTTCGGATGTCCTTTCGATGTCCGTTGCTGCGGGAGCCGCAGGGGACCCGTCCCTGGTCGAGATGGCCGAGCCGGGCGACAGGGTATCCTCTGCGGCTCTGGCGGCCCTTGAGAAGGCTCCGGAGGCCGTGTCCTACCTGGTCGCTCTCGCGGCCAACGAGGAGGGCAATCTCGAAGAGGCGATGGGTGCCTTCCGGTCCATGCCGCTCGTCCCGCAGCTCGAAATCATGCTGGCAGTCGTTGAGCTGACCTTCGTGTCGGAGGCCGCGGTGGGAAACTTGCTCACGGCTCTCGCCAACGCGATGGACGGTTTCGCGGAGACGATTCAACAGGCGAGGGCTTTGCCGACTGGGTCCATGGAATCCGCCGCCAGGTCTCACTAGCATTGGAGCACGGCCACCCGGACGCCCGGCTTTATCCGCTCGGTATGCTATCCGACGAGGTGTTGCTTATCGTCGAGCGGCACAACGCCCGGATGGTAGCCGAGGCCCAGTTGCTACAAGCGGCGGTAGGTGGGCTTCTTGACAAGAAGGCTTCCAAGGCCTTCCGGGAGATGCTCAAGGACCTGAACCTCCAGACGAAGCCGCTCGTCCTGGAGGAAGAATCGTCGTATCTTCCGGCCAGCGGGGACCCCGAGGAGAACTGACGAATGGCCAGCCGCCGCGACGTTGAGCTGATTATCGAAGCCCGGGACAAGGCGTCCCAGGCGCTCCGTAACATCAAGGACGCCCTGAAGGAGCTGGAGGCCATCCAGAAGGATGTGGCCGACGGTGCGAAAGGCGTCGGGGGCAGCCTTGCTCAGCTCGAGGCTACCCTCAAACGTCTCCGGGGGGCCTTCAAGGGCGGCGGGCCGGAGGCTATTGCCAAGGAGCTGGAGGCGGCCCGGGACGCCTATGCGCGCCTGTCCGACGCTGTCAGGCGGGCCTACGCAGACCTCGGGGCGCTCCAGAGCCGGCATCAGAAGGCTATTGACGCGGCGGAGAGGGCTGCCGATGCGGAGCGTAAGGCAGCCGATGCGGCGCGCGCAGCCACCGAGGAGCGCCGGAAGGCGGCTGCCGCCGTTGCCGAACTTGAGCGCAAGCAGCGGCAGCTCAATCGTGAACTGACCAGGCAGCGCACCCGCCGGGACACCGTGCGCGGCCAGCTTACGGGCGCGCGGGCCGAGCTGAAGTCCCGCGAGGCGGCGCTGGCGCGTTTGCGGAAGCAGATTGGCGACGTGGACAAGGCCACGGCGGCCCAGCGCCGGTCTTTGGAGGCCGCCGAACGAGCCGCCGAGCGCGCCCGGCAGAAGTTCGAGCAGCTCAACGGGGCCTACGAGAAGGCACGGCAGGGCGTCAAGGATATTCAGGCGCGTCTGGAAGAGCTGAATGCCGCCCTGCGGGAGGCCCGGCGGGAGTTGCGGGCCAAGGAGAGCGCGCTCAAGCAGGCCGAACGCGAATACAAGACGCTGGCCGCTGAAGCGCGCAAGGCGGGTCAGTCCGTTGACAAGTTTGCCAAGGAGCTGACCGCGGCCAAACAGCGCGTCCGGGAAGCCGAGGCCGACTTGCGCAAGGCCAAGGGGGCTGTTCAGGAACTCCAGCAGACGTGGGAGAACTCCAAGCGGGCCATCCGGGCCGCCGCGCAGGCACTGGCGGACGCCGCCAAGCCGATTGCCGACAAGCAACGGCGGGCCATGCTGGAAGCCAAGCGGGCTTGGAAGGAGACCGAACAGGCTATCGCTGGCTTGGCCCGCCGGATGCGGTCCATGAAGCAGCCGACCGCCGAGATGCGGGCCGAGATGGAGCGCCTGAAGCAGCAGGCGCTCCAGCAGAAGGAGACTTACGCCACTTGGCGGGAAGCTATCCATCGGACGAACCAGGCCCTGCGTGGTGAGGTGACCACGCTGGCACAGGTGGAGCAGAGGCTGGCCGCCATTCGTCAGGCACACCAGGCCGCCGCCGCCCAGGTGCAACGGTTGGCGCAGGCCGAACGGGCGCTGGCTGGCGCGGCGGGCCGCAGTGCCGCCGAGATCGCCCGGTCGCTTGGCGTGACCCAGCGGCAGGCCGCCGTGCTTTTGCGCCTGCGGGACAGCGGACGCTCCTTGGCGCAGGCGTTCAACCAGGTCTCGGTCAGCACTGGACGTTTCCGGCGGGCGTTGAGGGCCGCTGGCGTTGACGCCCGCAAGGCGTTGTCCTTCACCCAGCGCTTGCGCGGCCAGGTGTTGTCCCTGATTGCCGCCTATGGCGGTTTCTTCGGTGCCCTGCGTGGCCTCCAGTCCATCCAGGAGGCCCAGATGACGCTGGATCGCGCGGTGAACCGCATGATGTCGGTCACCGACGGCAACGTCTCGCGGGTCCGGCAGGAGCTGGAGTTCATCCGGCGCGCGGCTGACGAGTTGGGTATTGAGTTCGGCGCGCTGGCGCAGGAATACACCAAGTTCGCGCTCTCCACGAAGGGCACGAACCTGGAGGGCGAGAAGACCCGCTTCATCTTCCGCTCCGTCGCGCAGGCGGCGCGCGTGGCGGGCCTCAGCACCGAGCAGGTCAAGCGCACCTTCGTGGCCCTGTCGCAAATCGCGGCCAAGGGCGTGGTGCAGATGGAAGAGCTGCGCCAACAGCTCGGCGATGCCATCCCGGGTGCCGTGAAGATCATGGCCCGTGCCGCTGGTTACGGTGAGGGAAACATCAAGGCCTTCTACAAGGCCGTCGAGCAGGGTGAAATTTCGGCGGATGCCCTGGTTGGGTTTGCCGCCGAGCTGAACAGGATTTACGGTGGCCAACTTCCGCAGGCTCTGAATACAACGGCGGCGGCCCTCGGCAGGCTTCAGAACCAATTCTTCCAGGCGCGCCTGACGGTAGCGCAGGCCGGGGCCGAGCGGGGCCTCATCGACTTCTACCGGACGCTTACGGAGGTCCTGAAATCCCCGGACGCTCAGCAGGCTTTGAAGAGCCTCGGGCAGGCCATCCAGGGGCTTCTCAATCTTCTTGGCGAGCTTGTCCGCCGGTGGAAGCTGATGGCCAACGTGTTCACGTTCTTCTTCACGGCGGCCATCGGCAAGCGGGCCGTGGTGTTCTTCCGGGCGCTCATTTCCCAGATGGGTGCGACCGGCACGGCGGCGAGCAGGACGCGTCGCATCGTGGCCGCCACGGCAGCCACGATGGCGGGGACCTCTGGCCTGGCTGGAAAAGCGATGGTGGCGGGCCGCGGTATCCGGGCGCTGGCCGTAGCCATGCGCGCCTTGAACCCAGTGGCTCTGGCGGTCTCCGTGGTTCTTCCGACCATTGTGACCTATTTGCTGAACGTGTCCACGTCTGCCGACCGGGCGAGCGAGGCGCTCTCCCGTCATCGGGAACTCATGGACAAGGTCCGGTTGGCCTACGATAAGGCTCAGGGCGACCTACGCCGGTGGACCAAGGGCATTCGGGAAATCTCCAAAGTCAGGCTGGAGGACAACCTAGCCCGGATGCGTCGCTCCGTGCGCGAATTGGCGCAGGAGCTGAAGGATAGTGCCAAGGTGTCCTTCGGGGACTTCCTTGGCTCCCTGTTCGACCCACAGCAAGCCTCCCGGATGGAGTTGGCCGCCAAGGCCAGGCGGCAGCTCCAGCCGCTCCTGGCCGCCTTTGCCGACGGCAGGATTACTGCCGAAGAGTTTCGGAAGAAGCTGGATGAGATGTCCGATACCCTCGCCCGGCTCGACGAGGCCTTCCCCGGTTTGCGGCAGCGGGTCATCGAGGCCGCCGATGCCTACATCAAGCAGAAGGGGGCGGTCCAGGAGGCCGAGGAGGCTCTTCGAGCGCACGAGCGCGGGGCCACGAAGGCCACTGAGCGCATCCTGAAGCTGAAAGATGAGCAACAGGGGCTGGAGGAGGCCTACAAGCGGTCCGGCAAGGCCATCCGGGATTTCGGAAACGCCCTCAAAGGGCTGGGCATCGACCTCGGCAACGCCACAAGCGAAATTGACAAGCAGGTAAGCGCTCTCGACAAGCTCAAGGCGGCCTACGAAGAGGCCATGAAGTCCGCTCTTGGCATGGAAGAACGGCTGGCCGCCATGAAGGCCTACGAGGGTGCCAAGGTCATCATCGAGGAATCTCAGAAGCTGGAATCCCTGCCTGCCGAAGAGCGGCAGCGCATGGTGACCATGCTGGCCCGGGCGATGGAGGAAGCCCGGAAGTCCGGCAAGCCGGTGGTCGATGCCCTCAACCGGATGCTCCAGGAGCAGCAGGCCACGACGAAAGCTGTTCAGGAGCAGAAGGCGTCCATCGATGCTGCTGCCCAGAAGACCTCGGCGACTTTCCAGGACACCAACCGAGGGGTCACGGTAGAGCTGGCCAAACAGACGGCTCTCATGGAGACCGGTTCCACCGACCTGCGACGTGGTTCGGCACAGGTGGTCCGGGAAGGCACGTTCGGCGGACGAAGCCTGTATTCCTATGGCTTCCTTGGCCTCAATCGTCAGATGTTGCGCCAATTCCTGAAGGAAAGCCCGGAGATCGCCCGCATGTTCACGGCGGGTTTCGACACCCCTGCTTTCCGAGCGCAATGGAAGCAGCTCGCGCAGCAGCACGCCGACCTGTTCGTCCAGGCTCAGCTTCAGTTCTACGAGAGGCGCATCGTGCGCCCGGCGCGCGGGATGCTCAATCGCGTCGGGGCCAGCCGGTTCGCCAATGACCCGCGGGCCATTTCGTTCGCGGCGGACGCTCGCGTGCAGTATGGCGGGCTGGCCGACAAGTATTTCCGGGTTGCTGCCAAGACTGCCAAGTCCACGGAAGATTACCTCCAGCAGGTGGCCACCCTCATGAAGGCCAACCTTCGGAGCGACTTCCGGACGTTCCTGCGCAATCATCCGAATGCCCTTGGTGGACTGCGTGCGCGCGTTGACCGTCGCTTGACGCAGGCCCTGAGCCTCAAGGGCAAGCCGTTCTACGGTGCACAGAAGACCCTTAAGGAAATGGACCGGCAGGCCACGGATACCTTGGCCAAGGCGAAAGCCATCGTCCGGGTGTTCGGTGAGGAAGCCAAGAAGCGTGCCAAGACTCTCCGGCAGCGGGAGGCCGACATGGCCACTAGGCTTCGGGAGCGGCAGGAAGTCGCGCAGGTCAAACAGCGCTACGCCACTCAGCCGGACAAGCTCAAGGAAGAGCTGGCCGTCCTGCGCGAGCAACAGAGGCTGCGCCGGATTGGTCTTCAGCTCACGAAGGAGCAGGAGGCGGCCATCCGGCGCACGGTGCGCATGGAAATCCAGGCCCAGCGGCAGGGCCGCCCGGACTCGGTGAAGATGCGCGAGCTGTCCGATGCCGCCCGCCAGGCTGCCCAGGAGGCGCAGGCGGCCGAACAGCGCTTGAACCTGCTGATCAAGCAGCGCGCCCAGCTCCTGGAGCAGCTCAAGCAGGCCAGGCTCGAAGGTCAGCCGGACGAGGCGGCGGGATTGGAGCAACGCATTCAGGTCCTGAATCAGGAAATCGAGCTGCAACGCCAAAAGGCCATGCAGCTCGAAATAGAGGCTGCCCGCAAGCGTGAAATCGCCGAGGCCGCCCGGGCTGGCCGCGAGGTGGACCAGCAGGAGCTGACCCAGCGGCAGCAGCTCATCCAGATGAAATACCAGGAGCTGAGCGCGCAAAACCAGCTCAATCTGGCCAAGCAGCAGGCCGCCATGATGGAGGAACGGATTTCCCTCCTTCAGCAGCAGCGGCAGGCCCTGATCGCCCAATACAAGATGGCCCAGCAGCAGGGCGACACGCAGGCCATGCAGTCGTTGGCCATGCAAATCCAGCAGGTCAACCAGCAACTGTTGCAAGCCATCAACCTGGCCATCCAATTCCACCAGAACATCGGTGGGGCGCAGGCGCAGGCGTCCATCGCCAAGCTGCAACAGCTCAAGATGGAGATTCAGACCTTCAATCTCCAGCAGCAGCAAACGATGGGCACCATGCGAAACTTCGCCTCCATGATGGCGAACTCGTTCACGAACGCCATCGGGCAGGCCATTCAGGCCATGATACAGGGCAAGAGTGTCGGCAGGGCGCTCCAACAGGTGTTCGCCCAATTGCTCATCCAACTTGGCCAGATGCTGCTCCGAATGGCCTTCATGCGCATGTTCCAGGGGCTGTTCGGGGGTTTCGGCCTGCTCGGAGGCCTGTTTGGCTTCGGCCATACGGGCGGCATTGTCGGAGCCAGGTTTATCTCCGGCAACCCGCCCCGGCGGGTCAATCCGATGGTCTTTATCGGGGCGCGGCGCTTCCACGATGGCGGCCTGCCAGGGTTGATGCCAAACGAGGTTCCGGCCATCTTGAAGAAGGGCGAAGAGGTCTTGACGCAAGACGACCCAAGGCACATCAACAATATCGGCCAGCAAGGGGGACAGGGAGCGGGCAAGCCGCAGGTAAACGTGAAGGTGGTGAACACCATCGACCCGGGTGAGTTCGTCTCCGAAGGGCTGGACACGCCGCAAGGCGAGCAAGCCATTCTGAATTGGATGCGAGCCAACAGGGACGCCGTGAAAGGAGCGCTTGAGTAATGACCGCATATCTGACAGGCACGGTGACCGGGGCGCAGGCGTTGTTCAACAAGCTCATCGATGAGCTGAAGAACAACGCCGATCTGGGTGCCGCCAATCAGCAGTGGCAGGAGGTCTGGGCCAACGCGAGCGGCACTGAAAAGGTGCTCAAGGGGCCAGGGTTGGCGGCGGCCGACAGCATTTACGTGGGGCTGAAATTCGATGACAGCCTACCGGGGACGAACGAGCAAATCTTCATCTACGGCATGACGGACATCGATCCCGCGGCCACCGTCATCACGAACCACGTGAATGTCCAACCGTATGCGCCGCGCTGCCTCTATGAGAGCAACGTGACCATCACCTACTGGATGCATCTGACGGGCCGCCGGTTCGTCATGGCCACCAAGATTTCCACGGTGTATCAAGGCATGTATGGTGGGTTCTTTCTGCCCTACGCCCACCCGTCCGCCTATCCCTACCCGCTGTTCATCGGGGCGTGCGCACCTGAAGATGACGACCGCATCGACAATTGGGCGGACACTCCGGTCACCTTTCGCAACTTCACGCACTCATCCAGGGACGCCAATTACGATGTGAACAATCACTACGGGGCGACGGCTTATTTCATGGACCCGTCGAACACCTGGCATCCTCTCATCAATGCCTTTTTCCTTGAAACGGACCTCGATGAAAGACAATACGGGTATGTCAATTGGCAGGGGAGCGACTATGCCAAGGAGTGGTGGGACGACGATGACAGAATGCACCCGACGCAAGTCCTGAAGGCGTGTCGACAAGCCTATGGGGCCTCCGGGGGG